CCGAGCTTAATATCCGTACCCCGGCCGGCCATATTAGTAGCAATCGTGACATTGCCCCGCATCAGCATTATTACCAGCTACTGCCGACATAGGATCATCAGTACCATATAGCCAGTCAAACGGATTGGCTAACTTTGACATATACCATTGATGCGGATAGTCTTTATTTCCAGCTAATACCAATCTTCCTCTATATGCACAAATTAAAGTAGCATAGGTAGGCATTACACCAAAAGACGAATCATTACCATAAACTGTCCAATCATACCAATGTGGCCCATCATCTTGAGGAGCAGTTAGAGTAAAAGAGATGGCATTACCATCATCATCTGTACCAGTTACCGTATCAGTACTAAGAAAAGAAAATGAACTAGTTAGTTTACCATAGATACTTCCTGTAGAAATTAATGAAGTAATATAATCAACAATCATGGTAGCACCAGACCCACTACCAGTGAGTACTGTACCTACATCAGGAGGGTTAGTGGCAGACAGGGTAGCATGAGTTAATTTAATATTAATAAAGTCAGCTACTTTTTTATTCGTATCATTAGCAATAAATAATTTACCAAATGCAGGTGTAGCCATTAATAAAGCACTACAATCTATATCATTATTTGCATCCGTAAATTCTGCCATAGTTCCAGCAGATGATTCATACCATAATTCATTATTACCAATAGCTACCAGACTTCTTGAAAAGGTTTTATCCAACCCTCCCATACGAAGACCATATAATTCAAACATATAGTCTCTTGAAGTACCGCCATTAGCCCATGTCACACCAGAATTAGAACTTGTACTAAACCATCCAGTTGCATATCCATTAGAACCTATACCACGCCAATATATTACATTAGGATTAGTACCAGCGGCTCTTAAAACTATTGCATATTCTGTTCCTGATACTACAGTATACGGAGTATCTAAAGTAATCTCACGCCATTCACCAGCGGTGTCAGTAGTTAAAGTATCTCCGTTAGTAGTTCCAGAAGCTAAGTCAGAACCAGTAGGTTTATGCCAAGTTTGGTCAGCATTACGAATACTTACTGTAACTGTACCTGGATTACCACCTCGGTATATTTTAACTTTAATACTAGTTATACGATATGTACCAGTAGCAATCCATGTTTGGTCATGCCAATATGTAGCATCAATGATACCATAACCAGTGGTATCTCCTTCATTAAAATAATCTTTAAGTCCCATTAGTCTATCACCGGTATACTACCCATCCATACTATAGGTTCACTAGTCCCACCAATTTGCTGTGAGTACATCTTGTCCATACCAGGTCTTTGCCCTAAACGTATCTTACGTTCTAACGTATCAAATGCACGGACATTAAGCATGTATGGACTAAACGATGATTGTATTTTATCATCAGGCAAGGTATAATTAATCCCTTTAATTGGCATGGGTATTTCAATTAACATTATTTTATCTTTCCAGCCCATTTCTTACGAGCTTGTCCGGCTTCCATAAATGCCCTAGTGGTAGCATCGGCCTTATCATACTCTGCTAATGTTGGAGTATTTCTATCTCGTTTAGCAATACGACCTTTAAACTTTTTTAAATACTCCATCTTAGTTTTCTGTGAGGTATCTTTTTTATTTTTCATAAAAGAGGTTGTCCTTCCCAAAATAACGTATAGTCTTTAGATACTTCATCTACCTTTAATACTTTACCTACAGACCTTATCCCATTTTCAAAAGTGACCATAATATAATCACCAATTCTGTTAAACGCATAGTCTAAGTAATATATTCCAGGTTCTAGTTCACTCAACGTGTATAATTCACTTTGTTCTAAATCAGGATTATATATATAAGCGGTAACTTCAACAGTATTAAAGGATTTGGTCTGATAGACAATTCTATTTTGACCAATTCTATAAATCACATATTATCCAAGCATAGCTGGCGTGCCAATATCACCAATGGCACTAAGAATACTTCCTTCAGATACACTTATAATAGACTCTACTTCAGTGGAAGATAAATCATTTAGGTTTGTAATAAGTGTTCCTAAACTATCTAAGTCTTGATTTGTTACTATAACAGTCTCAACCAATGGCCCACTTTTAGAGGCACTATCAATCATAATAGTCCATACACCAACTGTATCTGGTGTAAATGAACCATGATAACGTCCAGTAGAACTAATTTCAGTCATAACTACATCTGGATAATTAGTACCATCTAAACTACGTGTCTCATCATAAATGACCATTGTAACATCAGTTAAACCAGTAGTAAGTTTTGCAGCCTGATAAGTAAGGTCAACTACTGTATTTACTTTAACAACTTGCATTTTATCTCCTGTATAGGATATTAACTATATTGCCGTCTGTTGCCGACCAAAAGTATAGTTTGTTTAAATCATCAATCTCCACTTCCATTGGTGCAGGAATACAGGCAGTAGATATAGTAGCACTAATACTACCTAACCCTGGCCCACAAGGTATAGCAATGCCTACTACAGAAGTAGCAGAAGCATCAATATTCATCATAACTGCACCAGCGTTACTTACAGCAGACTGTATCCAAGCCTTTTTACAAGGTGTAGAAGTAGACTGTCTTGCAGCATTAGACGCTACAGTGAGATTAACTATATCTAATTTGGAAGGCACTAAATCTAAACTAGTATTCGCAAAATTACCTTGCGTACCCATATTAACCTCCCATGATTATGTGGTCTGTGCTACAAAGCTGCACGAACTAAGAGTACCCTCATTAATGAGGAACTGTGCATCTGCGGCTGCGTCTGTATCCAAGAATATACAACTTGATAGATAACCAGATACTCCACTTGGTAATGATGTACCATAGGCAAACAAACAAGCGGTACTTCCACTATGTCGTGCAGTAGCATTATTACGAACATTGATTACCTTAACTACGGTTGCACCTGGAGCAGGAAACGCACCCTTTTGCATTTCATTCGCTACGTTTTCAATAGACATTAAAAGTCTCCTATTAACTACTAATTACTAAAGTTCCATTGTGAACATCTGATAAAGGTATGTTCACATAATCCGAGTTTAAACTGCCTAATTGAGCAGTTCTACGCTTTCTATCCATACCCACGGCTGGCCCTAATACCTCTTGTATCCTACCAGAAAATGCATTAATTTTACCTTCCTCTTTATACATTTCTGCAAAGGATAAGCAAAGCTCCAAGAGAACTTCGGACATTTCTGCACCGCCGATTGGATAATCCCCATCTGATTCAAGTTTCTCTGGTGAAATCTTACACCAATAAGATAACCTATATGTATCATCAGGTTTGGGGTATAACATTATCTCCCACGCCTGACCAGTTTCTTTGTGGTATTCCCCCGCTTGGAGAGCAAAATACATAGGAATAGAACTATAGTCACTGTCAGAACGCAGGTTTATAATCTGTCCTGGTGAACGCTGTAATATAGGTGGATAACCATCATCAGCGTCATATAACAATTTATTCCAAGTTAAATAGATAAATTCAGATGGAAGTTCATAGATATATTCATTTACTTTTAAATCTATGGTTCTTTTTTGATATAAGAACGTCCAATCATGAAACCCTACAAATCTAGCATAAGCCCTGTTTACAATCATTTTAGCATCAGTTATATCAGCGGCAGCAGCAGAACCAGAATTGTATGTACCTAAGTACTTTTCTACTTCTTCATATAATTCTTTAAATGTTAAAATTAAACTTGCCATTAATAATCCTTAAAGAGTTACAAGGGCATCCTTGCCCCTATAACCCAGAGAGAGGAAACAGAATTATGTAGTCGGTGTCCCTTCGACCTCGTTATTTTTAACCAACAGTAATTCGTTTTGAATATAATCTATATCGTCAATAATTTGTTTGTGTTCTTGTCTAGTTAGTCTTGCCATGCCAGTTACAGTTGTAATATTTGATATAGCTTCCTTTAATCTCTCTAATTTTGTCGCCATTATCCTACTCTCCTATATAACATTTCTTTTTCTGCATCCATTATTCGTTTATTACCATCTCCTAACATGGTCTCCACATCTCTAATGTTTTTGACCATATCCATTAATTCAACTGGTTCTAATGATACTTTCATATCTGGGCCTGGTAATGTTCTACGTAAAGTAAAGTGTTTCTCTATTATTTCAGCACCCATAGCAACAGCAATCGCTGGTACTGTAGTACTTAATGTGTGGTCTGAAAGACCATCGAACATCTTACCCCGAAGTACGTTTAAGTTTAAGTCTTTAAACTCACAGGGATAGGCAGAAGTACAATGTAACCATTTAGTTGTTTTAGGGTATGCCCCCCTACGTTTCACTACCCTAAGTTCTTCTATATCACACATTCCAGTAGATATAATAAGATGACAATCAGTATTCTTTATAGCTGTCATAAACGGCTTATCAAATAATCTACCAGACGGTACTTTAATTGTATCCATTCCTAATACCATACAATCTTCAACACTTGGTATGTCAAATGGAGTAAGTAAAAAATCTATATCTTTTCCACAATAATCTCTAAGTTTAAAAAACTTGTCTATAGAAAACTGACATTTACT